TAATCCAATCTACCATGTCGGGTGTCTGTTTTACAACAGATACCCCGAACCGGTAGTTGGTAGATTTCTCTAACACAGCCTTTCTAGTTGCTCTTATTATTTTTTCTTTGTGTTCTTCAATTTTATATTTTCGTGATATTAAATTAGCGTAAGCATAAGTACCAGGCAAGGGTTTTCTTTCATCCTCCTTTGCCTTTTCACGCTTCTCACGCTTTAGGTATTTGCGTTCAATGCTATGGGCAAGTGTCTCTTCATTTATCTCTTGGCTCAAACCTCCTTTACTTATGTGTGTCTTCTCTACTGTAATCAGATCTTCCTTACATAGGCCCCAGACATCAGCTAAATACGATAGCTGCATATCGTGAATATCTTTAAGGAATAATGGTTCCCCCCCTCGCTCTATTACTTCATCACGACGCGTTGTAAGTGAAGTGATTAGAGCAACTACGTCATTAGGTATTACAGTTTCAGTAGGTCCATGTACTAAAGTGGCGACTGAACGAGATAGATACTGACCACCACTTGCTTGTCTATGATCTACCCTGAGGAACTCAGCTGTGGCACCTAGATAGCACTTATGTTTCTGGAACCGTATATTGTAGTCAACTGCTTTACGTGATAAGTTCTGAACCTGGTTCAGCGTCTTTATACTAGCCAATACATCATCACCGTTATGTGTAGTCACACTATCATTCGTAATACCGCATATGTCCAAGTACACGTAGTTGAGTACCGTGTTCATAAATGTCGTTAAGCGCCATCCGGACAAAAGAGTGCCATTAGTCTTTACTGTATGTTTCTTACCTTCTATATGTAACCTGCTATCATATAGGCTTGACTGCACCCAGGCAATGGCTTTGATCATCATCGTAAATAATTCTTAAAACAAGCCACATATGCATCCATCACTGCACTCATTGTGGTCACACTGTGCTGCGAATTGAAGTCTTCAAAGTCAAAGCAGTATGGTATGCCATTGTTTAATACCTGCTTTACGGTTTCTTTCACATTAGCAACTGTTGCACTAGGTCCAATAGGGAAGTGTTTGCTTAACATTTCTTCACACCCTTTGAAAGCATAGCTAGACAAGATAAAGTTAGTTACGTCTACACCGTAGATAGCCCGTTGTTTACCCCACTCATACTTTGTGCTCGACCATGCTTCCATAGATGGTGGTCTCTTCAGAAAGTGTCCTATGTCATAAGTAGGCATCCTGCTTAGCGCATAAAACTTATTGCGTAATCCCACGTCCTTAGCCTTAAACTCATCATCTTCAGGGTACTGTGAGTGGTAGGCACCAGTAGGCGACCACTGCCAACGCATAGCCCAGTGATTTGTCCATGTGCTCCTAGTAGGGGTACCACCACTGACTTTCACGCGTTTGAATAATTTTAACGCTCTCTCAAACACCATTTCCTTTGTAAAGTTTACCGTGTTGGGTTCAGTCCGGTTTTTGATTTCAGAGTTCCAATCGACCTCGCCTAAACCCCTGTTGACTAACACTTCTAGTTCAAAGAACGGTGTAAGGTCCAAGTCAACGAGGTTCTGTACAGCTTTCAGCCTACCTGAAAATTGATTCTTTACCTGGGAAAAGAAATCAGCTACTGACCTGTAACGCCACTGCCAGATCAATGAATCCTTAATAATTTCTTTATGTCGTGGAGGTAATGCTTTAGCCCACACAAGCAACCCAGCTAAGAAACTTTCATGCAAGTCGAGCTTGGCTAAACTCTCAAGCAAGGGAAGCACGAATGGAACATCCCTTCTGAATACATCTAGCCCTATTGTCCGCAGCTCTTTTATAGTTATATGTCTAAGGTGCCTACTAGAAACTTTACATACAGGGGGTTCAGCTGATCCATCAAACCAAGTTCTCAACGTAGCAAGACGTGTTAACGGTACATTCTGACTAGACCTCTTTGTCACATGCAATACGTATTGTAATACCTCTCGCCTGTTAACCGGACCGTACGGAAACAGGTCAGGACCGTACTGTATTCTTGAAATCCGGAGCAGTACCGAACGGCCTTGTACATGCAACGGTTCTTGCCTGGAAATGTAAGTTGCAGTGAGGTCCAAGCGCGCCATATACA